TAATAAAGATGATTTTAATTTAGAAAATAAAGCAATATACTTTGCTAAATTAGATACGTGCTATTTCTGTAATGCAATGAAAGACGAATGGGAAAAAGCAAAACAGAATAATTTAAATATAAAAATATATGAAATTGATGGAAATTATTTAAATAAATATCCAACTATACAATCTTATGTTCCAGCATTTCCTACAATATTAAGATATAATAATAATCAATTTAAAGTTTTCAATAAACTACGAACAGCTGAAAATTTTAGTAATTTTATGAGAAACGGTTAACAAAACATTTATTTGAAGCATTTTTTTCTGTTGTAGGTATGTTAATATTGATGAAAATATCATCATCATCTTCTTGCTCTTCTAATATAGGAGTGATATCATTTTTATGAACAATAACATCTTTCATAATGTCAATGTATTTATCTTCATCAATAATAACATCAAAATCACCAGTTCCACAAGGTGCTTTATGTCCTAACATAACATTGGCACTTACACCATTAAGTTGATCATATTCGCTAAAAATACTAGCATTAACTAACATATCTGTAGTTTCTTCAAAACTACATTTAGCTAAAGGTCCAACATCACTTCTATTGATACCGTGTCTATCAATAGACATTAATTGTCCTCTGTTTGTCATAGTATCAACTAATAATGATATATGTCTATAATTAATAGTTCCTTCACCAATTACACTATCTAATTCTAATATAAGTGCTTTTCTTGCAGCTTCAATACCTAAAGTAGTATAAATCTCTCTTATATCATTAGAACGTGATTTTTCATAAACAATATTAATATCTTTAAACAAATCTTTCATATTAGTTCCATCTGTATTTAGAGACCAACGTAATACATCTTTAAAAGTATTTTCTTCAATATCATATTCAGGTTTTCTAGTAGATTTTAAAGAAACCTTTTTAATACCTTTAACACCTTTAACAAGCATATTGTAAATTAAATTATATTCAATTGCTTTTAGTATAGTAATATGATCTTCAGTATTACATAGGGTAGTAATCTGAGGACTAGATGTATCAAGTTTAATACGCATAATTAGTTGATCAGCATTATCATCACTAAATATACACGTAATGTATTTATTATAATTAATACATATTTGTGTATATAAATCAATCATTTTAATATCATACATTAGCATTTTTTCTTTATCGATTAATAGTCTTAATACTAATTTACTACTTTCATCTTGTGTATTACTGAAATAATTATACATTTTAACAAATTCTTTATCTTCTTCAATATTAGTTGAAGTACTACCATCATCCCAATATATTTCACTTTTATAAACTACATCGCAAAGACGTATGATTTCGATATTATTTTTGACATTAATTGAGTTTTTCTTATATTCTTCAAGTAATCTTTTATAGTCTTCTTCTTCTTTAGCATTGGGTGGTATATCAATTTTAGATATATCATCTTTAAGATGGATAAACATTGTTGGTGTTTTAATGTTCTTGCTAACACTTAATAATTCTTTTAATCGTGGAACACCAGATGTAGCATTAACAGCAGCGTCTGTTCCTGATACGTGGAAAGAATCAAGTGTCATTTGAGTTCCTATTTCACCAATAGTTTGTGCAGCAACAATACCAACCATTTCACCCGGATGTGCTATAGATTGTTTAAAATATTTGATTATTTTCTCAACAACATAATCAAATATATTTTTCATAAATCCATAATGAACTATTATTTGTTTAGGATTCAAATAAGTATTTACTAATAATCTGAAGGATAAGCACGCTTTAGAATCAAGAATTAGATTTTTCTTAATCCATTCAATTTTATCTAAAATATATTGAGGATCTAAATCAGTTCTACGTCTTTTAACTTTAGCATTTTCAAGTTTAGTTTTAGCATCAATTAAGATCCTTTTAAAAGGTATAGGATACAATATATTATCAGTTTTCATAGAACCTTCGAATACTTTAGTAATAATTGTATTTTTATCATTAACTATTTCTTCAAATAATTTATTTAAGTTAGTATATGTTGAAGTTTTAATTTTATCTATAGTGGATTTCAACATATATATAGATAATTCATCTTCTTTACGTAATAGATAATTATCTACCATCTCCATTGTATTCATCTTAATTACAGGTAATTCTTGTGTTTCCACTTTAGAACCATCAAAACCATCTTCACCGTATAAGAATTGAACAATAACACCTGTAGCATTTCTAACTGTAAAGTCATAATAAACCTTTGTATCTTCCATTGATTTTACTAGGCGTCTCTCAATATATCCAGTATCGGATGTATTTACCACGTGTATCAAGTGTCCCGTAGAAAACATACCAGTTTCAGGAACTGTAACATCATATGCTTTAGGATAAACACTTGCTACAATATCCTGTGGAATAATTTTAATATCTACGATCTCATCTAAAACAACATTATTATGTGTAGGAAAGTTAGAATGTTCTAATTTAGTAATATCAAGTATATTAAGCTTAGCTTGTTTATCATTATTAACTAATAGTATTTCTTGTTTAAACTTAACTGCCCATTTTGCACGAATATACATAATATATGAAGGTTTGGTAGTATGAAAAGATTTTGAATCTTTACCACGATTTTCAATAGTTGGTTCAGTTTTACTTATTTTAGCAAATATTCCTACTCTAGCACAAAGATTGCTCATTGTAATAATGAGTTTTTCAGAAATAGAACGTGCTGTAATAGTTTTAGTATTAATATCAATACTTCCATCTCCTGAAAAATATCCAGATATGATACCTTTTACAAATTCAATAGGTGCAGTAATAGCAAAGTCTGGAACATACTTATGTTCAGCACCGTGATTTAAAGCACTTTCTAAGAATTTTGCTAATATTCCAGAATATCCAACTATGCTATAAGTATTGTAACTATCTTTTCGTGTTCTATCATCAATACGATAATTAATACCAAATTTTGAAAACCACTGTTTAGTAAATTCTATTACTCCTATTTCATTTTTAGTAATACATATATCACCTTGTTTTGAACGTGCATTTCCGTCTGCTAAAAACAAACCAATAAATACACCATTTTCAAAATCTAAATTAAATTTATCTGGAAAATGAGTAGTTATTTTTGTGCTACCATAAGAATATATTGAATTCGGTTTCATCGTTTCAATACGTGCTTTACCTTCATTTAATGTTCTACGTAAAGATTTTTGATTTGGATAAGGCAATGTAAATTCGTTTCCATTATTTTTCTCATACCAATCACCAGATAAAGCTCTAGTATTACCAATCATATCTTTTGCTTTAAACAAATCATTACTAAAGATAAATTCATTTTTGGAAAAATATTGGGTCATATCAATATAAGGTTTAATTACAGCAGGTGGTTCTGGTAATATTTCAGATACAGGAATAGCATCTCCAATTTTTACATTGGGAGTGTCTGTCTCTACAAATAACTTGTTATCTGAATCCCATATAACGAGTGATTTACTTTTTGTTACTTTAACATTACGACCACTTTTAGTAATGATTTCATATAATATGTCACCTGAATCGTGGCGACTTACATTAGTCATTTTACCCCAAATTATGTTACCATCTTTATAACAGGATGGTATATACGCTTCAATTTCAAATAATCCAAGCATTTCCATATTAGCATCTTCTGGACCAAATTGCTCTACTAAAGTCTTATTATCCGGATTATCAATTTTACTATCAATCCATTCACCAATATTAATATATTTTGTTTCACCATTTTCTATTATTATAATAGGTGTATCTCCTGTTACACTTTTAACTGCAGTATCAATCAATCCTTCACGACCACCCATTGCATGAAAAAATACTTCTTGAGGTGTGAGCCCTTCAATAAATCCGTTTTCTACAAATCCACGTGCTTCAGGACCATCATCATATTTACAATAATGTGGTAAAGTTCTACCAGTAAATCCATAAGGAATACGTTTACCTTCCACTTTAATTTGTGCTACACAACCCATAATTTGTGTAACATTACTGGTTTTTCCTTTACTACCAGAATTTACCATATTAATCATACGGTTTGTATCATCATTTAAAGTTTCCATACAAATGTTTTCAACATCTTTATTCAACGTATTAACAATATTAATAAGTTTGTTTTCAATAAAAGATTCATTATCATATATCGTATCATTCTTTAATTCGCCACAACGAAACTTATCTAACACTTCAATTGCTTCATCTTTATTCTTTTTTATAACCTCTTTTACCTTTTTTTTATGTTCTTCTTCCATCATTAGATCACTTAATCCTACACTAAAACCATCTAGCATTAACCAACGACAAATCAAACGTTGTGTATTATCTAAAAAGTTTCTACAAGCTGTAGGACCATAATCGTGATAAATTAGCGGTATTAATCCACTAGATAATGATTTAAATGAATGTTTATCTAGCTTACCAGCTTTTATTACACTGTTAATAACTTCAAATTTTTTAACTTTAGTATTCATATTTGGTGGTAATATCATTGAATATATTTCTTTGCCAGTATACATTTTAGTATTACAAGGTAAATTACCAGCAAACATTGAATTAACCATTTGTAAATTTGATACGGCTTTAGCATCAAGTCTTACTTTATCATCACTAATACGATATGATCCTAATAAAACATCTTGAACCATACCTATAATAGGTACACCATCTTTTTGACTTACTATCATATACGGAATATATGCTAAATCTTTTAATTCATTCATTGTTTGTACCGTTTGCGGTAAATGCATATTCATCTCCATGAATCCCTATAAGTTTCCCTATAGGACAGACTATACCTTAAGCCATCAATAGGAATTGCTAGTTCCTTCAAACCCACTATCATCTAGTCGTTGAACCTTCTCCATATTCTAGCATAACGAACTTAGGAGCTTGGCTGCGGATTGCCCAATCCTTAACTTTATTACCATTGGGTTCGGCTATTAACCGAGTTCCTCTTAAATGTTTCCAAATAAGAGTGGTAGTTAAGGCTCTAAGGGTGTTCCCGTCAATTTGGTAGTGTCGCGTATAAATTATACACTAGGTAGTTATATATAGAAAATTACTATTTTCTAGTGGTATTTACACTATTTTCCTATGTAAGTGATACCACAACTTACATAGTAGCTACCTGTTTGGGACAAGATGTTTTATCCCCATCAAAATCTGCATTATATGGCGGTGTATCCAAAACATTTAAACGAAATGTTTTATAAGGCATTACTTTAGCACGATGACACATCATTGACATCTTATGTAAAGATGGTTGCCTATTAAATAATACATAATCATCATCTTGAATATGACGATAAACTATATCTCCATATTGTAAGCTTTCTGCTATTTCACCAAGATTACAATATTTAATATTGATGATAATACCATTTTTACCGCTTTTATGAATATATTTTGCACCTGGCCATTTATCAGGTCCATTTAATATCATTTCTCTAACTTTGTTAACATTATTAGCATTTACTATTTCAGGAAATGTTAAATTCATCGCTACTTTAATTGGTATTCCAAGTTGATCTATAGAAATATAAGGATCCGGAGTAATTACAGATCTTGCAGATTGATCAACACGTTTAGCATTTAAATTACCACGAATACGACCATCTTTCTTTTTCATACGATCAGATACACTCTTCATCTTACGTCCATTCCTTTGTAAAGATGCCGTAATACCTGGAATTGAATTATTAAGTAGAGTAAATACGTGATATTGTAGAATTAAAGCAGAGTTTTTTAGAATATCTATATTTTGATTACGTTCTTTTTTCTCTTTATAAAATTGATTAAACTTTACAATATCACAAAGCTTATGTGTAAGATCATCCTCACGACGTTGTCCATTCTCTTCAATAATACTTGGTCTTACTGCTGGAGGAGGAACTGGTAATACTGTGCATAATAACCATTCCGGTCTAGACCAAATAGGATTAAAACCAAGAAGTTCAATATCTTTATCACTAAGACGTTTAAATACTTTTAAAACTTGTTCTGCTGTAACCTCTATTTCTTTTTTTTCTTTATTTACCATATATTCCAAATGTAATTTAAAAGGTGTTTTTTTAACATTGAAATGTAAGTCATTTTCACATCCAGTAGAACCATCAAAACCACATTTACCATTAGTTTTATATTTACTTTGAATAGCTGTAATAAACTTAATATATGCTTCAAATCTTTTATGATTATTTTTAATACCTTTAATACGATTAATTTCTTCCTTAAATACTGGATTAGTTGTATTCTCGGAAACTATCAATTTACTACAATGAAAACACATACATTTTAATAATTTACGTGTTATATCATAAAACATAATATGATATAGAGGTGTTTCAAGAACAATATGACCCATATGGTTAGGACAAAGACTAGCTTTTAATCCACAAGTTCCACACAAACGATTAAGTTCTAATGCTCCCATACGAATATCAAATAAACCATTCACAACAGGTTCATTACCTGCATATGTATCAGTTTTAGTAACCTCACATACTGATCTTTTTATAATTTCATCAGGACTTAATAAAGAAAATTGTATTCCTTTTATTGTTTCAATATCAATATCTTGATCTATATTATATCCTAAAGATGAATATAACGGCATAGCTATTTATATTTATATAATATTAATATCATTTTTAAGTGTAATTATTTTTATAATCAATAGTAATAAAATGATTATTTTTGAAAAATATTTTGATAAAGACAGTTTAATTAAGATTTATTATTTATATATTGTTTTTGCAATCATATTTTCTTTATTATTTGTTTATATCAAATGTAGATTATATATCAACTTTTTTGATAAGTTTTTATATAAAACTGATAAAAATTATTTACAATATTTAGGTTTCCATATTATAACATACGGAACATTAGGTATCATATTTGGTATAACTGATTACTTTTTAATGATCCTTAAAACAATTATTGTTGAATTATGTATTAATTTTGTTCAAAATTGTAATTTTTTTGAAATTGATGTGGAACAGACTATTTATTCAATTATTTTAAGTATTGTTAGTTTTACTTTAGGATGTCTAATAAACTATTTTTTTCTGAGTAAAAAGAATTAATATAATGTTTTTTAATTTCATTGTTCGGTAATATTATTGACATTTCGTGATTCTCATTAAAAATTACATAAATAAATATATATATTGTTAAAACTAATAATATTGTTTTATATATATCCTTCGTTGATGCATATATTATTGAGGTTAATATAATTATTTGAGATAAAGGATGTTTTAACATTTCTTTTTGTTGTGCTGTAAGTTCCAATGATAAATATTTACTTCCAATATGAATTAATGCTATTGACATAAGCGATAAAGGCTCTATCATCTTTAGGTTGTTCTTTATTTGTTATTCCTTTTTTTATTAATATTATATCCAAATATATTGCTATAGCACATATTAATATTAATAAACCTATTTTTACATCCCAATGTGAAATATAATAAGCAAATAATACTATAAATAGTAATAATAAAGGATTTTCATACACAATTATCATAAAGTATGGATTTTTTATTGACGGGTTTAGTGCTATTATAACAACATATAGTATTAATATGATTAAAATAATTGTTTTCCATATCGTATCCATTTTATATTACTATATTACAAAAGATAATATGCTGTATGCAACTTTAGAAGAAGCATATAATATTCCCAGTTTTAAAAAACCTAAAAAGAAAAAACCTAAAGAAATTGAACTTTCACCCGAAGTTGATCCTTATGATAAGTTTGATTCTAGTATGATAGTAAGCAACGATCATACTAGAATTACTAGCAATAATCAATGTGATCCTTTACAAGCACCACCTTATGTATTTCCTATAGAAGAAAAAGCAAAAAAACAATATGAACAAGCTTTAAATGATATGAATTCTATTGATACAAAAGTTGAAAGCAATATTGGTGATGAATTAGATGCATATCTAGATGACGATGAATACAAAGAATTTAATAATATTACTCATAAAACTCATAAAACTGATAAGACTCATAAAACTCATAAAACTGATAAGACTGATAAGACTGATAAAACTGATAAGACTGATAAAACTGATAAGACTGATAAGACTGATAAAACTGATAAAACTGATAAGACTGATAAGACTGATAAACTATTTGATCGTATTTATGAATTACTAATATTAGTATTATTTGCATTATTAATTACATTAATGTGTGAAGCTATCGTTCGTATAGCTAAAAGTTAATATTTTCATCATTATATTCTTCTTCATATAACAATGTATGAACATATAACGGTTTTGTTCTTCCAACACGATGTGCTCTTCCAATTGCTTGAGTTCTTTCATTATTCATCGAATGATATATAATAACATCTGTAGCAAAACTAATATCAATTCCAGAACCTGCATAATTAGTATTCAATAAAATAACTTTAATTTCACCATTACGAAATCTATCTAAAATATTATTCATACAACCTGTTGTTCCTTTAATTTCTGTAAATGATATATCGTGATTATTTAAATTATTTATAATACTTGAAAAACCATTTTCTATTTTACTAAAAATTAAAAACTTACCATCTGGTTTTGTATTAATAATATCAATTAAAGTATTTTCTTTACTTTTAAATTTAGATTTAGTTTCCGTATTATTTACAACCGTGTCAGTAATAAAAGTAGTATCAGATATATTAATTTCTTTTCTACATTCAGGACACTTTTTATTTGTTCGTATCCACATCATTATACAAGTAGCACAATATGAATGCGTGCAATTCAATATTAACGGATTGGTCAAATTGTCTAAACAAATAGCACAACTTTTATCTTCAATATTACTTATTCTTAATGTTAAATCTTTAATTTTATTTTCAAGATTAATTATACATCTGTTAATTGATTCAGTTCTTTGTTCTTTTTCTTGATCTGTTAATGCCATCATAGCTATCATATCTTTTTCACATTTTTTATTATGTAAATCTTTATTCAATTTATTTGTAAAACATTCTATAATACCATTTTCAGTTGCTACATTACCACCTATTTCACGCATAATACCTAAAAGATCTGAAGCATTTAATCTTTCTATCTGTGATCTTGATAAATATGGTCTAATAATACTTAAACGATTTAACATTTTACATTTGTAATTTTTTTCAATTATGGGTGGTAGATCAAAACTTTTTTTAATAAACGAATCTTGAGACTTTATTAATATATGATTTAATTCGTTTTTAATTAATTCACGAATTAGATATACGTTTGCATTAACACAATAACGTATATTTAATAAATTAGTATAAGTTGCACTTATTAACCACTTGTATAAAAAAGAAATATTACCAATTGACATTATAATATCGTGAGCTTCGTCTACTATTATTCTTGCCCAATATTTTATAAAATAACTATCATGTTCCATATAAGTCATAAACTTACGTAATGTTGTATTTTTAATTAAAACTAAATCAAATCTTTCAAAATATTTTTTAATTCTTGCGATATTATTATCATTCGGTTTTTCTATTTTTTTTATTATACGAATATCATCTAACAATAAAACTGATAATTTAGTATCATTTTGAATACTTTTTACCCATTGTGTATATACTGGTCCTCGTGGAACTATTACTAAAGTAGTATTAATATATTTTGATCTAATAACATCTGTATTATTTTTTTCAATATTTGATACTATTACGGAATTTTTAATAGTATCACTTTGTTTTATCTTAACTTGCGTATTATAACTTTTTAATGAAGAATTATTTATTTTTATTGTATTAACTGGTGAATGTGCTACAATAGATAATGCTGTAATTGTCTTACCATAACCTACTTTTTCACCAATAATACCTATATTTGTTGTTATTTCATAATAACTATTTTCATTTGTTCCATCATTATGATATATTTTTTCATCTTGTTCCATCCTACAAGCTTTATAAATACCTGCCAATTGATGTTTTTTTAATGGTAATTTAATTTTTTCATTTTGTTCTAGTATAGGAGAATCTTCATCTAACATATCATTATAGTAGTGCATTATTATTATTATAATATATATTTTTTATATACCTGTATAATTATTATTTAACTCCTAACAAAATGCTTTGTAAAATCAAATAGATAAAACAAAGGTGCCATTAAGAAATTAAAGATCGTATTTATCGGTAATAATATATTTGCAAATGCATCTTTATAATTCATATAAAAATCATTCAAGATATGTAGCATTATTATAAATATAAAAAAACTCATAAAAAATCCAATTAAATCTAAATTAATTAATGTATCATAAAGCATTTCTGACAACATTTATTTTATAAAAATAATATAAATGAGTGGTATTAATTCAATTGAAAAAAATAAAAGTTTAATTGATAGTAATATATCTAGTATTAATAGTATTACTGCTTCTATTACAGATTTAACACTTGGAGTTGCTACTAAAGATGAAAAAAATAAAATTAAATATACCGGGTATAATGATTGGCGTTTAAAACTTGAAATATATTCTAATATTGATACTGATGTTTTAAATGATCAATTATTATTTCATAATAATAATTCTTTAGAATACGTTGATTATATACATTTATTAGCAGATGATAAAGAAATTAGTATTTCAAGTAATCTTTTATTTGTTGATTATAAATCATTAAACAGCAGTGATAAAATAAATCGTAATTATCAAGAAGGAACATATCAAGATTATATTATTTCACATAAAACTGATAAATTATTACTACGTTATACTTTAAATATTTTATTAAAAAAAGATCA